CTTTAGGGTTGCCTACAAATTCATACTTACCTTCGTCATCTTCTGCGTAGACGGTAACCATGTATGGATCGAACTGTGGGTGGTTGAAGTATCCTTTCCACCCTAGTTTAGTTATGCTGACCTCTTTATCGTAGTAGGTCTCAAAGTCTATGGCGAACACACGCATATTCACTTTTCCTAGTCTATTTTACAGGAGTTAAAAAAATCCCCCTCTTGGGCACAGTTGTGCCTAGAGGGGGATTCTATAAGGTTATTTAAGAAGAGATAGTCTGAATGAACTTCGCGATATCTTCCTTAACAGGTTCCGCCGTCGGTTTGAGAGACGGGGCATACCAACTATGTGGACCTCGCTGGAGTAGACCGCTCTTGAAATCCCATTCGACTGAGCTAATGCTCTTGTCTGGGTTTCCTGCGGCCCAAGTCGCCAGCACCTTATATGTCTGTCTGTATGCGTCCTTATGGACATGAATCTTCCCAAGAGCGCAGAAATCGTCGCCCAAAGGGAGGGGAAATGCTGCTGGGTCAGGTTCCTCTTGGCTCGAGCGGAAGAGAAAAGTGAGTTCAGCGAACTCAATAACTTTGAACTCAGAATCTTTTCTAAGTTCTTCCGCTTCGGATTCTGTGTTAACCATACGAGCCATTGTTTCTGAGCCGTATGGTATATCTTCCTTCCAGCCCTTGGTGGGGTTGATTACCGCAGCGCGGATAGGTTCATCAGCCTCGCACAAGGTGAACTCTTTGCCGAGGACGATAGCACCCACAGGTGCGTCGATGGATGAAGTCTTCTGGACTACGTTAATGCGTGGAATGTCGATGTCTGATGCGGAGATCAGGAATCCCGACTCGTTTGGTTTGCTTAGTTCTGTTGACATAGCTTCTATTGTTTATTGTTTATTGTTATGTTGGGTCAAAGGGACTCGATCACGATAAGGTGAACCTCTCCTCGGACGGCGTAAGAATAGACTCCTTATCGAGGCTGTCAAGAAATTCAATTCTTTTTTCTTTCTTTGAACCCTTATCCGCCTTTTGCTCAATCTTTTTAGTGAGCCTACCGATAGGGATGCTAGCAATCTCCAGTATGTCTCCTTCGTCTACTCCGAAGTCTTGGGCCACTGAAACCAGTGCCCCGTTGTCATTGCATTTCTTGGGTGTGCCCATTGACTTGAGTCGGAGACTTGGAAGAGATACGTCTCCATCTTTCACCTTTTCTACAAGGTTCTTTCGGAAGGCGTTAGCCCAGTTGGTCACAACCTTGGCGATAGACCAAAGTGCCTCCAAGTCCTCGGGGTCGTCATTACCAGATATCTCTGGGACTGAGGAACCCAACTTGTCGGCCACCTCTAAAATCATCCCGCCGAGTGCAGGACACGAATCCTCGTAGTGGCAGAACCGACAGTTTTGGTTAGGGTTCAGTTCTTCGAGAGATGGCGACCCAGATGACCACTTGGATCTGACGTAAGTGGCTCGAGCGACTACCCGGCTTACCTCTTCTCTAATCTTCGCAAGGTCGTCGCGATGAAAAGTATAGTTAGGCGTGTCGTTATAGAACGGGATGTAGAATACGAAAGTCACCTCGTCGATCTCGGGAAACTTATCAAACACACCGATTGTATATGCTTTCGATTGCCAGTTCTCGGACGGGTGGTCAATCTGTGATACCCCCGTTTTGTAGTCAGCGAGTAAAGCTTTTTTTCCTTTTATTGTTAATCTATCGCACGTACCAAACGTGGATAGCCCGTAGTTTAGTTCTATGTTTAGACGTATCTCGTTGTAATCAGTCATCGTTTTGTATTCTTAGTGTTTTTTCAAATTGTCTGATAGTGTCTTTGGTCGCCCTCTTCCATTCGCACTGGTGGAAATCTTTGCAGAATGCACCATAAAGTTGCCTCAGTGTGTCGTCATCCCAACTCTTGAAAGAGTCGGAATGCTCCCGAAGGCTCTTAATGTCCTTTGACACCATCAAGTCGAGCCAGCCTCCTATATCTTCTGAGTGCTTATCCATTTCTTTCCAACCACCAGATAGTGCCTTTGTTCGCGTTGTTGAACTTTTTTCTTCGTAGCCTTCTAGAGTCACGAGATATAGTAAGTTTTTCTTTAACCTCCATGAGTGTTTTCGAGATACTTGTTGTGGTGGGCCACTCCAGTTCTTTCTCAATCTCTGATATATGTCTTTCCTTACCGTCGGCAAGTAGCTCCAGTATCTTGTCTCGGAGCGCAGGTCGGTTTCCGTATCGCATTTTTATTTCCATAATGTCCTATATTATGGTGAACCCCCAGCGATGCTCGACTTGGTATATATCTAGGCCAAGCTCTTCATGTACCCGATCAGGAGAATCTTTATGTTTAACTTGGTGGAGGTCATCAAGAACCAAACACCTTACGTTGTTATATTCTTTTATGGCATCCAAAGCGACTGTCATTTCTTTTTGTCCGATAGCCCCGCCAGAATCCAAGCTGAGTAAGACTCTCTTATCTTTTTTGGCAAGTAGGGTTTTAGCTAACCAGTTTTGCTCTTTGGCTACGTTTTCGACTTGTATTCTCTCAACCAACTTTGCAGGTAAATCTTTTCGCTCTGTCGAGTTCGCGTGGTTAAGGAAAACATGGGGCAGGTAACCTATGTTCTCTATGGCCTTCTTGTAGGTGACTCCGTTAGATTCACAAGAGTGAACTTCCACCCCAGTAAATGCGAAGGACTTCGTGGTCCCTCTGCCCAGAAAAGTTCCCGTCTCAATGATGCAGTCTATGTTATACTTGTTGACTAGAAGGCAAGCAACTTCTGATAGCCTCGGGGAATTGAGGGCCATTAAAGTATGCTTTTCTTTTTTTTCAGATTTAAGAGTGTCTACTCCTAATATAGACCTAAACGGTTTTGAAATAGTGTGGTTATTTTTTAGAATATTTACTATCATAGTGTAACTAGTTAATTGTTTGACTCAAATTCCTTCATAAACTCGAACTCCATCTGGACGATCTTTTCATAGATCTCTACCTCTTCTTCGTCGTGAAGGGCACTAGGGTCATGGACCTCTAGAGCTTCATGTATCCGAGTTCCTTTTTCGGCTGCTTCAGAGGTTCCTTCTTTTCCTTTGAAGCCGGGGCAAGCCTTGACATACTTTAGTCCGCTAGGTCCAAATTCTGCGTGGGCGCGTTCGCTGTGGTTTACGTTATCTGCCATTGTTTAGTGTATCTATGTTGTTGATTTTAGTTTTAAGAGATTTGATAACCGACTCTTCTATTGTCTTATCGGCGTAGAGAACTTTTTGGATCGCGTCCGATTTAGCACCGTTCCTGTGGATTCGACCCAGACATTGAAGATGGTCCTTGGCTACATAGGTGGGGGAGATTATGGATACACGCTGTCGTTCTCCTCGAACGTCATGCAAAGAAACACCCGTGCCTCCTGCTGCTATGTTGACAACGAGGGCATTATCTTCGTCCTTCTGGAACCTGTCAATAGCTTCCTGTCTCTCTGCCGAGTTTTGTCTTCCATCGATCTTAAGACATTTAAGTCTCTCGACCAGCGCATCAACTGTCTGGGTGAAGTTTACAAACACCACTACACTCTTTCCTTCTAGGATTAAATCTTCCGCCATCTCGGCTATGTCAGGAGCTTTGAGAGACTCTGATAACTGCCTAGCCCTTAGTATGTTAACTAGAACTATGTTGTCCGAGCTTTCTACCGTGCCGTTCTCGATATAGTCGGCCAAGATGTCGGGTGTTATGTCCAACTCTTTGAATGCTTTTTCAATCTGCTTTGCTTTCGTAAACTGAACTGGCTCATAAAAGACCATGTTCTCTCGGAAGGAGTCGGGGAAGTCTGATGTCTTTAATCGACAAGCCCGTGCTTCTTGGGATCGGAATAAAGTGTCGTGCATTTGGGTGAGTTTGGGGTTTACACCAGACCTCGCTCGACAAAAGTCCCATTTACCCCACTCGTCTAGGAAACACCCGTTTTGTTTCATCCACCCGTAAAAAGACCGCTTACCTCCCTTGGATTTGTTCAGTGTATGAAGGCCGAGGGCAAAACCCAGACCCCGCATTTCAGTAGGGTTCTCCGCTGCCGTTGCAGACATGGCGTGAGTGGTAAAACCTTGGAGCGTTAAAGAAATATACAGTTGGGCATTTTGTGTGTATGGCCCCTTGCACTTATGGACTTCATCCAGCAGAACGAGGGTGTTCTTTGGAATCTTCCAGTTCATAATAGACTTCCCAACTTTGGTCATGTAGGGAGTCCGCCCACCTCGTATCTTCTCGTAGTTGAGAATGAACAGAGGCTCGATACCTGTCTCGGATAGTTCCCTTTCCCAAGAAGGTATCACCGCTTTAGGACAAAGAACCGCTACTGGGCCGTCCCAGTGCTTCGCGAGGTGCGCCGCCACAACGGTCTTACCTGTGCCGGTGGCACTCGCATCCAGAGTACTGAACCCTGAATCTATCTTACTGGTAAAAAAATCTAAGGCTTCTAATTGCTTCGGGTATAATTGCTTCATTCGGCGGGATACTCTCACGTTTCCGAAATAGAGTCAATTATTTTTTTCCTTTAAATCAGAAAAAGCTGATTTTTTCCTCCAATACTCAGCAATCAGATAAGCATCGATCATACCGTCGTGGGGGACCACGGCCCTCTCTGATCGAGTCCAGTCTTCACCCGGACACAGCATCATTGCTATGTCCTTCGCCACTTCCTTTGTTTTCCCCTTGGGGACAGTCCCCAGCATTTCCTTCTGCCACTCCCTGACTGTTATGGGGTTAACCTCCCACATACGCATCTCGCAAGCCCCTAACAGTTTACCAAAGTTTATTGCCATAGAACGAACAGCTTGGGAACTCTTGGCATGGTGCAGTGGTTCCTCAATCACGAAACAGGGTTCAGTGTTCAGTTCGTTTACCCACTCCTTCACAGCCATCAAGTCGACCTCGCTTTTACCATTCCGCTTCAGCGTCGGCATTACCATCTTGGAGATTACACAGCCTCGGCATCTTGAGATCGCGCATAAGCCACCGTCGACACCGTTGTCGACGCCGACGATCATCTGAGAGTAGGTGGTATTCATCGCGACTACAACTCGGTTCTTTCAGGAGGGTTTTCCTGAAGGCGTCGGACCTCTCGGGTGATATACCACTGAGCCTTTTTTAGGTCTTCGAGTTTCGCCCCCTTGTGGTCAGCCCGTAGGATATACTTAACAGCATTACCTAAACAAAAGTTTAGATGCTCTGTGATCTCGATGACCTCCACACCGGAGGGGTGTGAGCGGTAGTGGGGTGGGTAGTTGACCATGTCACCGTTATTTTTTATCTTGGTCTGGTTCTCCATCGTGTTCTTCTTTTTTGCTTTCAACGGCATCGCTAACATCAATGACATGACCTGATGTTTTAACCGCACCACCATTAAGGGCTGTTTTGGTGTTCGTCAATATTGAAACGTCGATGGACAACTTGCTCCCAGCAGCCCCGCCCTTGGCGTCCAACCCAAAGTTCCGCCGAATGATTTGGTCTAGTTGGTCTAGCTCGCGTATTGTCTTCGCAGGTCGGATCAACTTGAGGCTGTCGCGCATCAGCTTGACCGCGCTCGCTGTGACGTAGCTTTGATATTTTTCTGCGGGGGTTGTCTGGACTTCAGCGTGTTCCATGATCGCCTTGTCTTCTTCGGCGCGTAACCTGCCTTTCTCAATCTTGATGGCGTCTTTGATCGTCGAGGAAAGGTTTTCTTCCAACGCATCCTGAACCCTATCTTTTACTTCAGTAACTTTGTTAGGCTCATGCCTGTGCCTTTTTGGCGGGATTTTCATCTCCCGCAGCCATCGACGGAGCGTTGAATCGCCGATACCAATCTCTTGTGCAATGCGGACTTGTGGCATACCGTCATTATACATATCAAGAGCCATCCTCTTTAGCTGATCTTTTTGCTTCTGGTTTCTTGAGTTACCTGACATATCTATACTGAGTTGTTTATGGCTAAGAAAAGAACTAACAAACTAGAGCCAGTCATTGATCCCAAAACGAAGATGATGAGGGTAGGCTCGTTTACCATCCCACCGTCTACTATTATTACGGGGCTTTTGGTGGGTTTCGCTCACCATACTAAAGTTCGTGATAGGGAATATTATTTCTGGAGAATCTGTGATGAGCTATGGAACAACTCAGATTTACCAGAGCCGCTAATGGTTAAGCACCCTTGGGCCGAGTTGATGGTCAGGGAAGCTCTTAAAAACAAATACGTCGCAATCGGGGGTGCTGCAAGTTCTAGTAAAAGCCACAGTATGGCTGCCTTTGGTATTATCTGCTGGTTGGCTAGGCCACACGAGACTCTAGTTCTAATAACTTCGACAACCCTAAGAGAAGCTAGAAAGCGTATTTGGGGTTCGATCATCTCACTCATGTCGGTCATCGAAGGCGCACCCTGTAAGATTCGCGACTCCATTGGTAATATCGCATATGTTAACGAAAATGGAACCCTGTTCGAGAGAGCCGGTTTGTCGTTGATCGCGGCTGAGAAATCAAAGACCCGTGAAGCTGTCGGTAAATTTATTGGTATTAAACAGAAGCAAGTCATCCTTATTGGCGACGAGCTTTCGGAACTAAGTGAAGCAATTCTAAATGCAGGTCTATCTAACTTGTCCAAGAACCCTGAACTTAGGATCATTGGAATGTCGAACCCTGCATCCCGTTTCGATGCATTTGGAGTCTGGTCTGAACCAAAAGATGGGTGGGATTCCGTGGCTACCCAGACAGACGACTCTTGGAAAACCAAGTGGGGAGGCAGCTACATCAGGTTAGATGGTGAACGGTCCCCGAATCTGGATGCAGGGTTCGATAAGTATCCGTTCCTACCCACGCAGGAGAAACTGGATGAAGACAAGGCTATTCTGGGTGAGGAGTCCCGTGCCTATATGCGAATGGTCCGTGCTGTCTTCTTCGACGGGGATGAGGATGAGACTATTTATAGTGAGCAAGAACTCGTCCGACACGGTGCGACACAGAAAGCCGACTGGCAAGGTAAGCCTATGGTGGTTGCTGGACTTGACCCAGCTTTCACTAACGGAGGTGACCGAACTGTGTTATATCTGGCGAAAGTGGGATATACCAATGATGGCGATTACTGTATCGAATTCGGCGAATCGTTTATGATCCGCGATGACGCTTCGAACAAGGCAATCCCAAGAACATACCAGATCGTGACCAAGGTCATTGAGTTGTGTAAGAAACATAAAGTTAGTGCGGATAACCTCGCAGTTGATGCCACAGGTGCTGGTGCGCCTTTCTGCGATGTTCTGGCTGGTGAGTGGTCTAGTGGGTTTCTCAGGGTCTCCTTTGGTGGGAAGCCGTCCGACAAGCGCGTAGGGGCGAACAGCAAGCTGACAGGGGTAGACCTTTACACGAACCGTGTATCTGAACTCTGGTTCGTGGGCAAGGAGTTGATGAGAACGAGACAACTGCGCGGGGTCGATGCTGATCTGGGCAAAGAAATTTGTGCCCGGAACTATGAACTGGTGAAATCTGGAACCTTGAAAGTGAAGATTGAATCCAAGGTCGATTATAAATCGAGGATGGGTCGAAGCCCTGACTTGGCTGATGCGGCTTTCTTGGCTCTCGACTGCGCCCGTCAGCGTATGGGACTCGTGGCTGTGGAACCAGTAGAGAAGGCAGAGGGTTCAGGGTTCAGGGTTCCTCAGAGGAAGACGATCAAAAGTCTGCGTGGGTCTCTTGATAACTCAGAAGGCTCCCTGTCCTAGCTATGTCCCACCCCCCTACTATAAAAAGTTCTTATTTTGTACTGGTTACCTTGTTTACATAAACAGGGTAACCACCCTAATGCACGAGTTTTAAAAAGGGGGTGGTGTATTATATCAGTTTTTGTGGAAATTATAATATGGCACGAACCACATTCTCTGGTATAATAGAAGATATTTATGGCTGCCAAACGCTTTAAGAGGCTTCCCGGTGGGGGCATTAAGTATATGGGCGAGCGTTTCCCCGGTTTCAACAAACCAAAACGTGCCCCTAAATCTTCTAAGAAAAAGTTTGTTGTCCTCGGTAAGGAGGGTGACAAAATCCGTAAAGTATCTTACGGTCACCGAGATTACCAAGATTTCAGACAACATAAGGACTCTAAGCGCAGAGCAAATTTCCGGTCACGGCACAACTGCAAAACCGCTAAAGATAAAACCACGGCCCGTTACTGGGCTTGCAAACACCTCTGGTAACTATGCCCCCGAGAAACAACAAAAGACGCAGGCAAAACCGCGAGCAAAAAGTAGACCAAGCTCGCTCACAGAATACAAGTAAGGGAACTCCCCTAAAAGGAAAAGGAACTCCCCTAAAAGGAAAAGGAACTCCCCTAAAGGGACAAGGAACTCCCCTAAAAGGAAAAGGAACTCCCCTAAAGGGACAAGGAACTCCCCTAAAGGAGCAAGGTGACCCCGGACGCGGTCGTCCCGTCGGCACTGACCGCCCCAGTTCTCTTCCTGAGACTGCCTCACCAAGCCCTAGCCCCCCACCAAGCCCTAGCCCCCC